GCTAAACCAAGTTATTTGAATGATTTACGCAAGCCCAATGTTTTTGAAGCAGTTAGTGTCGTTGGAGTGCCAGTAGTGGCACAACAACCGAAGACGAAACTGACCCAGAAATTGATGTTGGAATTGAAGCGCAAAAACATTTCTCACGATAACATGGAGTATTCTAGTATGTTGTTTGACCTGATCAAGGAAAGTTTAGGAACGTGTAATTTGTACGGCGTTTTTGGAGCACTATCCACTAGCGCCGCCTCCAGTTATAAAGGTTTAAAAACAATCAAGAAATGGACATCAGTTAAGTACCCCAAGTTGGCGAGCTTATGTCCACTCAAACCGCTTCCAAAGCAAAAAGGTGTCAAGGTTGACAAAACCAACAAAGAACCATCATCGTTAGACTATTATTACGAATTGGGTAGTAGTGAAGCCCTCAACAGTATGGAAGTCCTGCACATTGGACCTTCATACGTTGGAATGCTTCCGGGCACTTTTGCTCCTACACTTAGTAATGAGGAAATTTCGTTGAAAGCGAGACATATTGTTGGAGTCCCGGCCACCCAGTCCAATGTGGACATCTGGAAGTTAGCATTTGAAAAGTACAACCAGGAGATCTTTAGGGATGTCGTACAACATTATGAACCAGTCACCATAGACGAATGGATGACAACGCTGCCACCTGTGAAACAAGTTTGTTACAAGAAGTACATCGAGGACATGAGTAATATGGATTTTAGCGCGGAGTCTGCACACTGCCGCTCTTTTTTCATTAAGGCTGAATGCCAACTCCCGTCCATCGGTACACGACTTGATAGCAAAGCTCCACGTGGAATCCAGGCGTTGAAGAAACCACAAGTTAATATGGCTTTGGGACCATTTATACACGGAGTGAGCGCTGCGTACAGCAAGGCTTTCCTTGAAGTCGATTTAGACAAAGAGGAACGATGCTGGCCCAAATTTGGGTACACGAGCGGCTCAACCAATGTAAGAATCGGTTGCTGGTATTATGATTTGAAACGAATGGGCTATACCATCAGTGAGGATGATTATTCATGTTTTGACAGCACACAAGGTGCTGGGGCGCATTCCTGCGAAGTTGACTTCTTTTTGAAGTTCAACCCACCCGCAAGCGCACAAAACGCGTTGTTTCATCAGGCAAACACTCGAGGATGGGGCCGTGGTCATTATTACAAAACGCCGTACACGCGTAAGTCTGGGG